AATCAGCGTGCTGTTGCCGTCCTTCCATTCCCGGCACACCCACCACAAGAACGGCGCGACGGCCTGCACGTCTGCCGTCAGGTATCTTCGGCCGCCATCCACATTGACCGGCGCTGCGGTCTCTTTGCGGTCTTGTTGAATATCCTGCTGCTCCCATGGTTCCGCCAGGTTGCCGTTGATAAATCCTTGGAGTCCGGCCATCGACCCCTTGGCCTCAAGGAATGAAACGGCAAGGTGTCCCCAAGTGCATTTGCGATCCGGGCTGTAGAGGCTGCTCAGATGGTAGGACCGAACTCCGGGCATGGCGTTGGGGTTCTCCGGGCGCCATTGGCCATGTCGGAGCGCGGCGACCTTGTGCGCGTCGGTGATCTTGCCAGCGCATAGCTGGCAGACGTAATGGGCAGACGCCCGGATCTTCCCGAGGTCGTGCTTGCCGTCTTCCCCTCGAGCATCGTCCCAAGTGACTTGCCTCCATTCCAGTTTGATGAACTCCCGGCAATGGGGGCACGGTAGGTAAAACCGGCGCTGGTCCCCGCGAAGGAACCGTTGCCAGATCCGACCTTCAACCACGGTTGGCGTCGAGGTCATGAACGCCTTCGAGCTGGAGAATGACTTGAGGCGCTGTTCAGCTAGATCCAAGGCATCGGCCTCCTTGGCCGTGGCCTCGGCGAACTTGTCCACCTCGTCGGCAATGAGCACCCGGACGGGTCGGCTGGCTAGGTTGGCCGGTGAGTTTGACCCCACGAACGTCAGCGTCGATCGGTCAAAGAATTGTTCGAGGTGGGTGAGCTTGTCCCGATCCATTGGGAAGTGCGCGACAATGGCCGGGCAGTCTTCCAACATTGGCATCCATCGAGACTTGGAGAACGACCGTGCCAAACTCTCGGTCGGCATGAGCCACAGGGCCGGACTCGGCTCGTTGTCGATGAGCCACGCAAGGCCGGCCATCAGTGTGGTTGTTTTGCTGGTCTGCGATCCCCAGCAAAGCGTCATTTCCGACACGCTGGAGTCCTTCCAACATTCGAGTGGCTCTCTTGTGTAGGGCCGGACCGAGGTGGAGAACGGCCCCGGGTGCTCGGTCTGGCGGGCGGTCAGCTTGAGATTCTCCTCGGCCCAATCAACGACCGTCTGCTGTGGGGTCGGCCGGTAGAGGTTGCGCCGGTAGTCTAGGAGACTGCGCTCCAAGTCGGTCAGGATTTCCATGGGTCGGTGTTGTGAAGGGTCTTGAGCGCCACCTCTTGAACCCAACGGGTCAACTCGCGTTCAGCGTGCTCCGGGTCGTGTGGGGCGATTCTGCCGGCCAGTTGCTTCGGCATGGACTTCAGTAGTGAAGCCACGGCCCCGTCGTGCTCCTGCATGACCCGGCGCACCCAGTCACCGCTGACAAGGGTGCGCTCACGTTCTGACAATGTGAGCACCTCCTCGCGTGCCTGGGTGAGGTTACGGGCAGCTTGGGCATGGATGGATACCAGTCGGCCTGCATCGGATTGTCCCTTCTCCAATGCGCGGACGGTCAGCTTGTAGGCTTCACGCTCAATCTGGCGTTGGCGCTCGTATGCCCCTTGCGGCGTGTCTGCTGTGACCGTGGCGGGATCCGTTGGAGCCCGGGCCTCTGGTGGTCGGTACGGTCCCGGATCGGTCGATGATCCCGAAACAGATTTCGGGATGATGGTGGAACGCTTCTGGGCGCTCATGCCACGCCAACCGTCTGCGGCCTCGGGGCTGTCGAGTGGCATTCCGGCCTTCACTAACTGGGAAACCCTTCCCTTGGTCAGGCCAGAGTGGCGGACGTAATCGCTCTGCGTCATCGGAGTGATTCCGGCAGTTTGCTTGGATCCAATTCCATGATGTCCCGGATACCTTTGGCGATCGCGTTCCGCCGTGGATCCCGGGGATGAGCGTCCGTTGTTTGGCTTTGGGCAAATTGTTCCGGGGTCATGGTGCCAGCACGAATCCGAGCCATGGCCCAGCGAATCAAATGGTGGCCGTAGTTCAACATTAGGTAATCGGCAGAAACACTGATTTGCATATTGTTGTTTATGGCAATAAACTTGGTTTAAGCACAGATATTGAATGGGGTCTCGCGTTCACCTGTTATTAGGCTATTGGCAAGAGATTCCTTGTTGTTTTGCATCGTGTTTTGCACGCTCTATCTTTAGATATTGCTCGTGCCCTTTTGATATGACATATGCGATTGATCCTCTGGCAATACCACAAGCCATTGCCGTCTCCTCAAGCGTGCGCCCTTCCTCGCGCAGGGCAAATGCCTTGGCGCAGACCTCGGGAGTGTGGGCTTTGATGGTCACTTCGTAGTCGTCGTTGATGTTGATCGGGGTGCCGAAGACATCGGTGCGAATGTTGGGCGGGTAGGTCATCCACCCGTATTTGATTGCTGACTTGACCAGATCTGGGGCTTCTCGAAGCAGCCTGATGCGGTCGTTGTTCTCGATTTCTTTCATGGTCGTAAGTATCAGAAAGGAACGTCGTCGTCTTGGTCTGGATCATGGGGCACCTTGGCCTTGGCGGCTGGCTTAGCCTGTGGTGCCTCGGGTCGATGGATCTTCTTGTAATTGCCGACAATCTTTCCTTTCTCGCCTTTGTCTCTGGCTTCTTTGGATACACCTTGAGACACGAATCCATCGTTGCCGTATTGGTCCCCGCCGTCCTTGTTGGGTATCAGCATTAGGTCAGTGTAAATACCTTTCTGACCCTTGAAGAAGTGGCTTTTGTCCAGCTTGGTTACGTCGATCTTGGCAATTATCATGTGGTCTGCTCTGGTTTTTTGGTTGCTCTGAAATCGTTAAATCCTGTCATGTCCAAGACAACGGCCGGTTGGAGCCTGCTGTGGACACGTCGGTCAAATGCTGTCTCCCATTGTTTGGGCATCACGTTGGTTGAGATCAGCATCCATCGGTGCTCGGCGATGTCGAGAACAACCCGGAGGCGCTCGGCCGGCTCACCGGTCTTGTATTTGTCCACCTCAGACCCAACGTCGTCCAGGATGATGATTGAAGACCGTCGGAGGTCATACAACCAATCTTCCCACTCGTCCTTGTCCAAAGCGACCACACGACTCCAAGTTGCCCACAGGATGTTTGGCGGGCTTCTCCAGTAGTTTTCGTGCATGAGGTCAACTGCATGGTTTGCAAGGAACTTGTAGGCCGCTTTCAACGAATGTGTCTTTCCTGCTCCCGGTGGGCCTGCCAGCACCATCCATGTCCCCTTGTCTCGTTTGTCTTGGGCTGCGGCTTTGATCCATGCTTCCGTGAACTTGCCCAGCCGGGATGCGCCGAGGGTGGATTCGTTCAACCGAATCACCTTTGATCGGAACTCCTGACAGCTTTTAATCGAAAGGTGTGAGGCCAGTTGCCTCGAATCGTTGCTGCTCGGCGATGTAGCGTTCTCTGGAAATTCGGGCGGCTTCGGCTTGTTGTTGGGCAACGTCGTCACCAAGGAGAGCGTTGCGTCGAGCAATTGGGTCAGATTGGGGTCCATGGGTAGGGGTGTTTTGGGTGGAGTTTTTTTCGCGGTAGATGCCCTGCCAATTTTTGGCAATTGAGTGTTGAACAATAGCTGGAAACTGGTCTGCGGTGTATTCGCTCCCCCATTCGGTCAGCGCGGCTTTGAGTCCAATGGGCTTGTAGCCCTGGCGTCGTTCCGCCTTGTAGGCGAGCCAAAGGTGGACAGCATCCAAGCATTCTTTCGTTTGAAGGCTTTCTGGAAGGTCGAGGCCAAATTTAACCTCCCAAGGCGACTTGTCGCCATTCCCTCCATGTTCCCTGTTCCCTGTTCCCTGTTCCACTTCCCTGTTCCCTGTTCCAAGGCTATTTTTCTCGAATCCTCGCGAATCCTCGCGAATAGATTCGAATGGTGGCAGCTTTGATGCGGACGGCTTGTCAATCTTCTGATGATTGAGCCATTTCGGGATTTCGAGATAGCTTTCGCCATCGACCTGATACAAACGAATGCATCCTTGCTTCTCGAGTTCAGATATCCAGCTTGGAAGCCTCTTAAAAGCATCATCGTCGTATGGGTAGAGACGGCTCGCGAGGAGTCGCGAGGATGCGCGAGCCCTCCCGTGGTCGTCGCAGCATGAAAAGAGTCCGATGAAAAGGAGTCGAGCCTCTCTGGAAACTCTGCCTAGGCTTTCCGACTCCCAAAACTCGGGTTTGATTGATCTGATTCTCATGGGGTGTGTAAATCCCCAGACCAACCGTCCCCGTTTGACACGGGCACAGGTCCGAATCGTTGCGATACGGGAAGCCCTCGAGGGCGGCTGGTCTGGGAGTTCTGCATGGTTTCCTGATTTCGGGGTGTCAATCCCGTGCCACCTCGCGGCGACAGTTGTTTCTAGGCTCGTTGACTCACTTTGTCAACGTGGGTGGCTTGAGTCGCCGGGTGAAGAATGACGTGAACTGCACCTTCTTTGCCCTGGCTGATTTGAATGCGGCTCCGACATCTTTGCGGGTCAGGAGTCGAATGCCGTCACCTTCGTTTTGGATCTCTTTGGCGGATTTCATTTCCTTCTCCTTTCTTCCTCCAGAATCGCCAGCATACCGCTCGCAACATGACCGTCTGAGCCGTCCCTAAAAAACGCCATTGCTGCTC